CAAACCTGGAGAGAGTTCCATACCGAGAACTCATATTCTCTTTCAGACTCAATATGTTCCCACATTTCGTCCTCAGAACTGAAGCCCAATTCTTTATAGTCTAACATTTGCTATCCTTTCTGTACTTATACTTTCAATTTACACTAGCCCTCTGACATTTTGCAACTTATAAATCCACACAAATCGGACATTGTGATTAGCCTCACACATTTTTTCTGTGATATACACCACATATGGGCGCACTAAATACACAAAACGGACATTTTAAAATCGTGCATCATACAAATTAAAAACATATTAACATTTTTAAGAACTTGATTTTCTGATCGACTAGGACGCTTTAGTAATCAACATTTGCTACAATGAACTTACATTAATAGAAAGTCTATCTAATGTTTTAACGAAAAGAAAAAATTACATGAGACCCATGGTCCTACATGCATTACCTGATAATGCAACAAAAGATCAATACACACAAGAGATCGGAAGACAAATCAATTCCGACATAGCTGAGACTATGTTCAACTTAATATACAACGAAATAGAAAACGATTCAGGTGATTTAAGCAGAACAGAAAAAGTCACACAATCGTTAAGAAATTTCAACAAGGAATTCTACGATATAATGCAATTTGAGGGATATCAAGAAGACATTGTTGGATACGCATTGGTTGCACCCATTGATCGGGGCAATTTGCTAGATTCAGAAGATTAATAAAAAATCTTATAAAACCCCTTGACTTAAGAAAATGGGCCGTGTTATACTTATCATGGTTTATGGGGGGCTTACACTGAAACTCAATATGTACCAGATGAAAGCTACATTAACCTCTTTCCCAACATCTAAAAAATGGGGGGAAAGGGGGGCTTTGCTAAAAATCTAATATACCCAGATGAAAGTTAGATTAAAAAATTAAATAGGAAGAATATACAAATGTATATACCAGTATGGATCAGGAACTAATAGAACGCATAGCAAACCTAATCTATCCCTATCTAAAAACCAAGCATAAAAAGCCCGAAGCATATGAAATTGCTAAGCGTATACTGAAAGAATTGGACAAAGGGGACGATAAAATTAACAGCAGTAGCCAAGTGGTTAAGGCCCCGAACTCATAATTCGGTCATCGTAAGTTCGAATCTTACCTGCTGTACATGTAGTCCCCATCGTCTAGAGGCCAAGGACTTCGCCCTTTCATGGCGATAACATGGGTTCAAATCCCGTTGGGGATACAAGTTTGGGGGTGATGTTATTAAAACCATAATAATAAACGTAATATTCGGAATCTTATTGCTATGCACCCTAGGAGTAGTTGTAGGGGCCTATATTGAAAGTAAATTTAAGAAAAAATAAGGTCGCTTATTATTTGATAATTTATCCTAGTTGACTAGGACATTGTGTATATTGTATAATTACTCAAATGGCGTCTAATCGAATTGTGATATGTGGCAAATGTGGGCGGGAGATCGAAGTAAGATCTGGTTTCGCATATATAACATTATACAATCATCACAAAAGATGCAAGTGATATAATATATCCATGCATGATCATCACAACATAGATTTAGCCATAGGCATAACTGAAATGCAGCTTATGTGGACCCTTATGGGTCTTATGGCAGTACACCACGCATGGATGTGGTGGAAGATGAGAAAGAAGAAAAATTGTGACTGCGATTAAATGCGACTTCTGCGATAGACCAAAATATGTCCAGAAGCTGAACAGCAGGGGCGTAATGGAGAATTACTGCTATGAATGCATTAAGAAATTAAGTGGAAGGTAAAACTTGGGCTAAATTCGGCGGTAAATCAAGATGAATCTGACACTGCCTGCGGAGAAGAAGGTCTCCGAATTGATCAAGAATAGCCAGATAGCCACTCCAGATTATGATCTATTTTTGAGGCTGGCGGTACAACCTGGAGGCTGTTCTGGACTTAGATACCAGACATACTTCGACTATGAGGAAAAGGAAGGGGACGAGATAATAAGATTTGAAGACTTCGATATCCATATAGACAGGATGTCCTGGCCATATCTAGGCGAATGCACCCTAAATTATGTCGAGACCATGGAGAAGATCGGATTCGAAATAGATAATCCCATGGCACAGGGATCCTGTGCATGTGGGGATAGCTTTGAATAAAAGGCGGGGTGGGAAAAAAAATTTTCCTTTAGATATAAGGCCCCATAATATCTCCTTATAGGTATGACCCTAGGGTGGGTCTTAAAAGGCCCTCTATTGCCCATCAGAAGGCCGATTTGGCCCAATCATGGCAAAGGGGGGCAGGAAGGATAAATGATATCACCCAATAAGAACTTCATCCAGGTAATATTATTCATAGGATGGATATCCGTATTTGTCAGCTTCTCTATCTCTATCCTCCTATTCGCCGCCATTAGGGCTTTTGGATTGAATAGGGCCCGTTCGGCCCTATCTAGGATCATAGACGCCCTATAATTTGCCTATGGAGATAGTGTTGGGGATGATCATAGGCATAATTCTGATGGCATTTGCCCTTATCCAATCCTTTCGGGATTTTGATAACGATAGATGGAGGAATAAGGGATATTGATTGCCCCTATTGTGATAGATTGTTTCATGTGGAACTTTGCTTCTATCCCCGCCGCACTTTTTTTTGCGAATTCACTATTATGTTGACCGATACTTCGATATTGTGATATAAAAGAAAAATTCCCATCCAGAGGCGGATCCGAATGGGGTTTTCCTAGTGTATTGCTACACATTATACTGGGAGCTTATCGGTGGGATGCTACAACCAGTACAAATAAATTATAAAATAGTTATTATCCCAAGTCAAGGTCAAGGGATTCTTGGATAGTATTTTCTTTTACCTCATCTTCTGGGGTATATGAGGGGGATGGACCGAGAAGGTATCCCTGGTTATGATATTCCACCATTTTAGCCGTATCTTCCGACCCCACCGTTTTGTTTGATATTAGGGTAAGCAAATCATAAATCCTATGCAGCATAATATAATTGACCATAGGTAGATTCTCCTCTAGGCTTTGTGGATGCTCCTTATTCTTATTCCCGCCATCAGGCCTTCCGATATCTTCCCAAAATTTCTCCCTGCCCATGGCGTCGCTTTCCTTTATCTTGCCTCCGTCAACTTGAATTTCTGTCGACGGCCAACTTGAGTTCGTCATAAAATTTACTCCCTATAATCCTCTTGTAACTGCAGGATAGACAGTACAAGTATACCTCATCCTCTTTTGTCTGGTTGCACATGAGAAGGCCCCGATCCATAGGACATTCTATCCTGGGAACGAGGCCATCCTCTGACAAGGTTAGGTATTTAGATACATACTGTATCTTTTTCAACCTTAACCTCCTTTAATTTTCTGGAAAACTGGATATGAAGCTCTTGGCCTTACCCATCGAGTTTATCCAAGACGACCAATCTTTTCCGCCATTGGTCATCTCATACGCTATCTCTGCATTGGTTACTGGATCAAATAATTCCTTATTTGAAACTAATTCGAATTTATCTTTTCTTTTTATGCCAAGTTCCCCTAGCATATTGATTTGAAAAATTCCGTAAGATTTATCTCCTGTTCTTGAATTGTCGTTTAGAGCCAGTGGTCTCCCATTTGATTCTACTTTAGCGACAGCCCAAGCTGTTTTTAAAGCTAAGCCCTCAAAACCTACAGCCCATAGTAAATCTTTTAAATCTTCAGGCGCAAGCCTTTCTGAGTGCTTATAAGTATCATTACTGAACTTATCTAGTATTTCTCTCTTTAGTTGTCTTTCAGTTTTTTCAACCTTAACTATAGGTCGAACGACTGACGCTTGACCTACTATTGGCCCAGGCTGGACGGTAAATAGAAATAATATAATCATTCCTATATAAGACCAGTTATGAGCAACTTCGCTCAAACGCTCTTTAATTTTCTCCATCGGCATTTCCTCCTATAGAGATAACGGACTATAATAGTAGCATTATTTAGTGGTATGTGTCAAGCTGGTCGACTAAAATAAATATGTCTAGTCGATTATAATTGTTTAGTTATATATCGTCAAAAACTATTTTAGGGCTTCTCTTTTAAATTATTCTTTGATAAAATAGTGTCTTCACACTAAAATAAAACAAACCGCAAGGCGGAGAGAAGGTATTATAAATGCTGAAAGCTATTGATAACCCCTACGAAAATTTTATCGCATTGTCTAGATATGCAAGATGGATCCCAGAAGAGAATCGCAGGGAAACGTGGGGAGAAACAGTAGATAGATATTTCACCTTCATGCTTGGCTACCTAAAAGATAACTATAAATACGAGCCAGATGATTCTTTGGTTGCAGAATTAAAAGATGCAGTTTTCAATCGCAATGTAATGCCTTCTATGAGATCTGTCATGACTTCTGGTCCCGCCCTAGAAAGAGACCATGTTTCGGGATACAACTGCTCTTTTATTCCAGTAGATTCGCCACGATCATTTGATGAGACCATGTATATTCTAATGTGTGGAACGGGCGTAGGATTTTCTGTTGAATACAAATATGTCAACAAGCTTCCTGCGGTTCCAGAGACATTTGAGAAAACCACGACTACAATTGTTGTAGAAGATTCTAAGACTGGGTGGGCAAAGTCCTATAGAGAATTGCTTGCCATGCTATGGGCAGGACAAATTCCAGTAATTGATGTATCTAAACTTCGTCCTGCTGGCGCAAGGCTTAAAACCATGGGCGGAAGGTCATCTGGGCCACAGCCATTGGTGAATCTATTTGATTTTACCATTGTAAAATTTAGGCAAGCAGCGGGTCGTCAGCTGAAACCAATTGAAGCGCATGACATCATGTGCAAAATTGGGGAGATTGTGGTTGTGGGAGGCGTTCGTCGCTCAGCAATGATTTCCCTTTCTAACATTAACGATATTGAAATGGCCGCAGCAAAATCTGGAAATTGGTGGGAGAAAAACACACAACGTGCTTTGTCAAATAATTCGGTGGCATATTCTCGTAAGCCAGAAATGGAACAGTTTATTGCAGAATGGAAAAATCTATACGATTCTAAATCAGGAGAACGAGGCATATACAATGTGGCCGCTGCCCAGAAACAGGCAGCAAGATGGGGACGCAGAGACCCTGAAATCCATTACGGAACCAATCCCTGCTCCGAGATTATACTCAGACCTTATCAATTTTGTAACCTGTCTGAGGTTGTAATTCGTGACAAAGACACGCCTAGAGAAATAGAAAACAAGGTTCGTCTAGCAACCATACTTGGAACATGGCAATCAACCCTTACGGATTTTAAGTATCTTCGTAAAATCTGGAGAGATAATACCGAAGAAGAACGACTACTTGGCGTTTCAATAACTGGGCAGTTCGGGCATAGCCTTATGTCAGGCAGAGAAGGGCTAGATAAGCTTGGAGATTTCCTGTCTAAGATTCGTGATCATGCAAGAAGCGTGAACAAGAGCGAAGCAGAAAAGGTTGGAATAAATGAATCTGCTGCTATCACATGCGTTAAGCCTTCAGGCACAGTATCTCAATTAACTGGCGTATCTTCAGGAATGCATGCCTGGCATTCGCCATATTACATTAGAACGGTGCGTGGCGATAAGAAAGACCCGCTATCGACATTTTTAAAGGAAGTAGGCATTCCAGTAGAAGATGATTTTATGAAACCAAACGATACATATGTTTTTTCATTTCCAGTAAAGGCGCCAGAGGGCGCCATCGTAAGAGATGACCTTACCGCTATTGACCACTTAAATACATGGCTTGTGTATCAGCGGGAATGGTGTGAGCATAAACCATCTATTACCGTATCTGTTGAGGAGGAGGAATGGATGGAAGTTGGTGCGTGGGTATATAGATATTTTGATGAGGTTTCAGGAATTTCATTTCTTCCCCACTCAAATCACTCTTATAGACAAGCTCCATATCAAGAAATAACAGAGACAGAGTACCTAGAGCTTCTTGCCAGGATGCCCTCCTCGATTCGTTGGGAAGACTTATCTTTTTATGAGACAGAAGATGGAACCTCTATAAATGCTACATTGGCTTGCAGTTCCGATGGTAATTGTGAATTGGTAGACATTTCTAGCTAAAGGGTATATAATAAAGATTGGGAGCAATCCCAAAATTCCTGGGCACAAAGCCCAGAAATAAGGAGGTCTTATGAAAAAAGAAGATCTTAATAATGATGGAAAGGTAACAATGCAAGAGAAAATTCTAGCAGCGTTAGCAAGCTATGGTCGCCACTTCCTTGGCGCCGCCATTGCACTATATATGACTGGCAACACAGACCCAGGAGACTTGGTTAAGGGTGGGATTGCGGCTTGCTTGCCCGTTATTCTAAAGGCTCTAAATCCAAACGAAAATTCGTTCGGATTCACCAAAAAGTCATAATTTAATAAAAGTACTTAGGACAACTCCTGTGCTAAAATAGGCATAGGAGTTTTCCTATTTAGGAGATTTAGCAAATGGCAGGACAAAAAAATTGGGAAGTGGATCAAAACACTACCTTCACATTTACCGTTGAATATAAAGACA